GAATTTATGTGGGGTCAAGCGGAGACATAGAAAGAAGATTTAAAGCTCATAAGGGGGGCATACTGCATAAACAACATAGTTCTGAATTGATGACTGAACTCGACATTAATAACGTTACGTTTGAAATTATAGAAGAAATGCCTAACACTACACGAAAAGAACGGATCCGCCGAGAGCAGCATTACATGGATGTATTGCACCCAGAGTTAAACAAACATAAAAAAGCGAGTTCTGGGTTCTTGGATGGCGAGCAGCATCCCATGGCTGTCGCAGTAATCTGTTTGAATGACTCAAAAATATTTGGAAGCGCTACGTATGCTTCTTTGTTTTATGGTATAAAAACATCTGAATGTATTATAAATGTCTGTGCGAAAAGGCGAAAGCATACATTTGGGTATAGCTTTGAATATTTAGATAGCCCCGAAGGTTACGCGGCTTCCGTAGCTTTCCTTAAACGTAAGCGCTTGGTGGAGAGTTTTGCGTGAATCTCGATTTACAGTTATATACTGAACTTGAGCGGGAGCTCGGGGATGCTTTAGAAAAGCACGCCACAGAATTAATCCACGGGCGCGCCGCGGATTATGCTGACTATCGTTATCGGGTAGGTCAGCTGAAGGGATTACGGGATGCTCTCGTAATCGCATCAGAAGCCAATAAGCGCGTTATTGGCGTTGAAGATAAGGACAGATGAGCCATGCCGGCTATGGAAATGTTGCACGAAGTTGATCCAAAGCAAGCGATTTTGGACAAGGTGAAGGAAGTTCTTCCGCAAGTTGACGTGTGGGGCAGCGATTGCCTCGTGGCAATTTATCGTCGCCCCCAGCGCACGAAGAGTGGTCTGTGGATTTCTGACGCGACTGCGGATGAGGATCGGTGGCAGGGAAAAGTTGGCCTCTTGCTGAAGATGGGTTCGATGGCTTTTGTTGATGAAAACGGCGAAAAATTCCGCGACATCGAAGAAAACCAGTGGGTCGCCATTCGTCCTTCGGACGGTTGGCCGATTTCGTTGAACAGCATGCAGACGAATATCTCAAAAGATAATACGATTGAATGTCGTATTGTTACAGATATTAACATTCGCTGCCGGGTCGCTCACCCGGATCTAGTATATTAAAATAGGGTGCTCCTATGACTATTGAAGACGACGATACCCCAAAGCATTCTGCCGTCGAAGTCACGATTCCGGATGATTCTAACATCACCGAAGTCGAGCTCGACGACAAGAAAGCCACGATTAAGGAAGAAGATCCTGTAATCGAAGCGAAGCGCGAGCCTGAACCTGAGCCGAAGGCCGAAAAGCCCCGCGCTGAGGTTGATGAGCGCGAGGTTGCCCTTCAGCAGCTAAAGAAACAATACGAGCATCAGAAAAAAGTTGCTGAGGCTGAGCGCGAAGCGCGACGGAAAGCTGAAGAATACGCTCACCATCAGGCTCAGCAGGTTTACTCGGCTAAGAATGAAATATCCGAGAACCAATTGCGCGTAATCGCGAATGCAATCGACGCCACCGAGGCCGCCGCCGCGGCTGCTGAACGAGACTACTCCGACGCAATGTCGTCAGGCGACTATAATGCAGCAGCCAAAGCCCAGCGTCAGATGGCTCAAGCCGAAGCGCAGCTCCTTCAGCTCCAAAATGGCAAACAGCGTCTCGAAGAGACGCTTCAACCGGTAGAGGGGCGCGTAAATACGCCTGAAATGCCGCGTTTTGAGCCGCAAATTCAGCCGGATCCGGTTGAAATGTACGCTGAACGGCTCACACCGAAGTCTGCAGCGTGGTTGCGGTCGCACCCGGAGGCCGTTGATAAGATCGGACGCCTTACAAGAGCTCATCAGGACGCCCTTGAAGACGGTATTGAGGCAGAATCTTCGGACTATTTCGCTTACATCGAGCAAAGATTGGGTATTTCTAAGCCGGTTTATCACGAACCGGAGCCTGTTCGGGAAGAAACACCACGTGTTGCGCCTAAAAAATCGGTTGCATCCGCACCTGTTTCGCAAAATAGCTCGATGTCGCCGCGTTCGAACGGAAATTCCAACACGATGACGCTGTCTTCGGCTGAAGTTGAGATGGCTTTGTTATCTGAACCGGAATTATCGCGCGAAAAGGCCATCGAGACCTATGCTCGAAACAAAGCTTACCTGATTAAACAAGGGAAGCTATCGGCATGAGCGAGAAAATCGACCTTCGAACGAAAGAAGGCCGCGCGCTTGCGGCTAAATCAACAGGGGATGCTCCCGTTATGACTGATACACCTAAAAAAGAGTCCGCAGCAGACTCTCGCGCTCGCGCTGAGGCGCGTATTCGCGAGCTACGTAACAACCCTGACCTTGCGCAAGGGGCCGAACGTGATAAATATTGGGCTCCCCCACCTCCGGACGGGTGGTCATACCAGTGGAAGCTGAAATCTGTCATGGGTCAGGACGATATCGACCGTATTCGACAGAACGAATTGAATGGCTGGACGCCGGTCCCGCTTTCGCGTCATCCTGAGTTAATGCCCAAGGGCTGGAAGGGCGAAGTTATAGAGGTCGGCGGATTAATACTATCTGAGCGTCCGCAGATTTTCACTGACGAGGCCCGTGAAGATGAGCGCCGCGCCGCACGCGAGGCCGTTTTGACCAAAGAAATGCAGATGAAGGAAGGACGCTCCGGCGACCTTGGTCGTCGGCAGGTCAATCGGTTCAGTAAGTCTTATTCGGCGATTGACGTACCGAACGAATAAGAGGTTTTATAACGGGGCTTTACTTAATTGCAGAGCCCCGCTATAATCAGCTTCGATATCTTTGCATATGTTTCTGTTTAGACGACGTCAAACGCGCTGTGCGACTAAAATCTAAATAAAACATTGCGAAAATTTAAGCCTTGTGACGAGGTCCGAGGCTTTTATTATAGCGGTTCGCGCCGAACTGCTCTCAAATATACCCTGTCTGTTTCTGCCACGCGCTGTTGCGGTTAACGACTCTCACTCTCTCATAGGAGGAGAAGCCGTGGCTAACAATTTCGCCCCGACTGGCTTCGCTCCCGTTAATACGTCGCTTGGCGCGGCGATTAACTGGAAACTGTCTACCCGCCGCATCAGCGCGGCGAACGCTACCCCCATCTTCAAAGGTGATGCTGTTACCCCGGTTCTTCCGGCGAGCGGCTACATCACGCAGGCGACAAATACGTCTACCCTGACTGCTCCGATTGCGGGCATTTTCTGGGGTTGTCAGTATCTGTCTACTTCGCAGAAGCGCATTGTTTGGTCGTCTTATTGGCCGGGCGCGGATGCAACTGGTGACGTCACTGCGTATGTCTATGACGACCCGACAGCCCGCTTCGTGGTCCAGACCTCGGGCGGTGGCTTCCAGATTACTGGCACACCTTCGACCTTTACGGACTCGCCGGTCGGTCAGTACTGCAATCTGAACGTTGGCGTGGGCAACACGCTTTCTGGTCAGTCGGGCATGTTCGTCGATACGCTTGCGGCGACAGCGACCTTCCCCTTCATCATCACAGACATGGTTCTGGACCCGCCGGGCTCGAATGGCACCGACGCGACGTCGCAGTTCAACTATGTTGTGGTTGGCTTCAACAACCAGTGGCTGCGCAGCAACTCTGCTGTGACCGGCATCGCCTAAGGAGTAGTGACCAATGGCTGTTAATCTTAGCGCCATCCGGGACCTTCTGCTCCCGGGCCTTCGCGGAGTCGAAGGAAAGTATCCGCAGATCCCGAGCCAGTGGGATAAGGTCTTCGAGAAGGCCAAGTCCAACATGGCTCTGGAGCGTACAGCTGAAATGCGCTATCTCGGTCTTGCCGCAATCAAGACTGAAGGCGGCGCAGTGTCGTTCGACAATAATGCGTCAGAACGCTACATTTACAATCAGGAGCACTACGAAATCGGTCTTGGCTACGCCATTACCCGTAAGGCGATTGACGATAATCTATACAAGAGTCAGTTTGCCCCAACAAATCTGGGCCTTATCGAATCTTTCGGTCAGACCAAAGAGATTTATGGTGCGAACATCCTGAACACCGCGCAGACCTACAATTCTGCGATTGGCGGTGACGGTCAGTCGCTCTGCTCGCTCAATCACCCGATTGACGGCGGTGTGATTCCGAACACGCCGATTGTTCAGGTTGACCTCAACGAATCGTCCCTGCTGAACGCGATGGTCTCGATTCGTCAGAACTTCAAGGACATCGCCGGTCTGAAGATGTTCGCGCGCGGTCGTAAGCTGATCGTTCCCCCGGCTCTGGAGCCGGTTGCGATCCGTCTTACAAAGACCGAACTGCGTCCGGGCACAGCAGACAACGACGTCAACGCAATCCATACAACCGCTGGCGGTCTGCCGGAAGGTTATATGGTCATGGACTTCCTGACGTCGAACTACGCTTGGTTCCTGCTCACCAACATCAAGGGTCTGGTTTATATGGAACGTGTTCCGTATGAAATGGACATGCAGGTCGACTTCACCACAGACAACCTGCTGGTGAAGGGCTATGAGCGGTACAGCTTCAGCTATTATAATTGGCGTTCGATCTGGGGCTCGTTCCCGACGCACTAAGGAAATAAGGGCGGGGGCTGTTCGCAGTCTAAACCCCCGCCTACTCCGGGCTCCCTAGCCCCACAAACTGGCCCGGCAGACACTGCACGGATTGTGGGACGAAACCTCGTGCAGGAGGAAGGATAATACAATGGGTTATACAACTTTCACTGGACCTGTTCGGGCGGGAAACATTCTCGCTACGACTGGTACAACACCGGGCGTTGACGTTGAGAACGTCGGTCAGGTGGTTATGGCGCAGAGTTTTCCGTTTACGGAAAATGGCACGCCGACTTTTACGGAAATTACGTTGCCTGCAATTAGTCAGGTTCTGAGCATCAGTTGGACGATTTCGACGGCATTTACGAATGCGGTTAGCGTTGGTGGAACTCTGAACGGCACGACGGTTAACGCGACGTATTTCGCTAACGCGACGACACCGGGACTTGGCGTGACACTTCTTGCGCCGACGACGGTTGCCCAGTGCGGCAACTGGATTAGCGCGGGTGTTATTTCTCCGACACAGGCGAATGATGTCAGGGTTGTTGTGGCTGGCGGCGCTGTTGCTGGCGCGGGTCGCGGCGTTCTGACAGTTACATATCTCCAGGGTCCTAACGGCAACACGTAATTTAGAAGGATTGGTACAATGAAGGGACGTACAGCTCGCAAGGATGGCGGCAGCGCCTATGCGAATGGACCGGAAAGCTCGAAAGAAAAGGGCGTGAAGGTTTCGGATAATGACTCGGGTGCCGATTGGTATGCGGGCAAAGACTCGAATGTCAAGGACGAAGCCGAGCAGAAGACTGGCTTCAAGAAGGGCGGCAAAGTGTCGAACTTCAAGAAGGGTAAAGAGTCGGAAGGCATGGAGCTTCTTGAGAAAAAGAAGAAGCACGCCAAGGCCGAGGGCGACAAGCCGGTTCACCGCCTTGACCGTCCGGCTCGTAAGTCGGGTGGCCGCATCGCCCGCGCTTCGGGTGGCGAGGTTGCTTCCGGCCCGCGCAGCCCCTTCTCGAAAGCCGAGAAGACTTCGGAGCGACCGAAGTTCGATGGCATGACCGATATCAACGACTAATTATGGTTGCCCCGCTTACAAGCGGGGCTTCCTTCCTTATGTGAGACCGTTAATGTCTAAAAATTGGATTGCGAAAGCGACCGAAAACAAAGGCGGCCTTCACCGTTCGCTTGGCGTAAAGCAAGGCGAAAAGATTCCAGCGAAGAAGCTTGAGCGCGCAACGCATTCCGATGATCCTAAAGTCCGGAAGCAAGCGGCGCTCGCTGAGACGCTTAAGAAATTAAACCGTCGTCATGGAGGGTTGGTATGAGACCCGCAGTCGTTTATACTCAGAACGCCGCTGGACTTGGTGTGCAGATTAGCGAGTGGATTTATCTTGATGCGTGGTGTCCGGGTCCTGTGTCTGTGCAGGTTGCGATTTACAACGCGCCGGGTGCGCCCGTGGTTTATACCGTACAGCAAACGCTCGACGATTGTACAGACCCCGCAAGTCCAGTTCCACCGGCATCTATGTCGTGGTGGAATATTGGGGACGTAAACCTTGTAAATAGCACGGTTCCCGCACAAACATATTACGCAGCAGCGCCAAGATTTGTTAGACTTGTACAGACCGGCGGAACAGGAATAGCTCAACTTACGGTCGCCCAAAACGGAAGCATTTGCTCGTAAGGAGTTTAACAATGGCTAGTTCATATTCGCCGTGGGGTCCCAGCACGGGGCCGGGAAGTTACTATAATACAGTTCAATTTAGCACATTCCAGCAGCAGCGGATTGGCGTAAATCCGGGCTACGGATACACGTCCAACCTTGGGCCTAATAACACTCCAAATCCCGGCCCTCCGGCTGCGGATATTGAGGGCATTCTACTTGAGCCCTCGGCGAGGGATTTCATCGCTCTCGAAAATTCTTTGGGCGGGCCATCAGACGTCCTTATCCAAGAGCCGTAAGCGACACTAATCAGGAAGTTCATCATGACCGTAGGCGCAGCTGGCTTTATCTCTGGAACACCTCTCGTTGACGCTGTGTCGAATGAGATGCTGAATTTTCCGTCTTCTGTTCCGGGTTCAGTTCCGGCGGCGCTTAGCCTGACGAACACGGGCGGTCTGCGTGTTATACTGATTGACCCTATCCTAAACGGCATCATCACGGTTAATGGCTCGATTTGGTCGCCTCCTATTGGTCCGGGCGCTGTTAATACGGTTCTGACGACAGATGGAGCTGGAGCTGTTACGTGGTTGCCGGCTGTTCAGTCGATTGACTTTGGCGCGACCGGGCTGCTGCCGACACCTGCGGCATCTGGACATATTTCGGTTTCTGGCGTTCTTGCGCTTGCCTCCGGCGGCACAGGAATGAGCACCGTTGGTGCAAACGGCACGGCTTTGGTGTCAAATGGAACTGCTCTTACTTATGGTTATCCTGCTCGCGCTATTAATCTTGCCGGTGGGAATCCTAATGAACTGGCGTATCAAACAGCTACGAACGCAACTGGCTTTGTTGCGGCGGGCGTTACGGGACAGATTCTAAACGCGACGACCGGAGCTGCGCCGTCTTGGGGACCGGGAACAGCGACCATTGGCACGACGCCGATTACGCTTGGCACGACGATTTTGTCGCTTGCGGGCGTTCAGACGATTACGCTGACACAGGACCCGACGAGCGGCCTGCAGGCTGCGACCAAACAGTATGTCGATAGCCGCACGGGCGCGCTGACAAACCTTGGCAACGCTAAGGTCGCGACGACTGCTAATATTACACGCTCTGGCCCGCAGACGATCGATACTATTCCGGTCGTTGCCGGCGAAATCGTTCTCGTTCGGGCGCAGTCGAACGCAGCTGAAAACGGCCTGTATGTTGTTGCCGCTGGTCCGTGGACATATCCGACATACGCCAACACATGGGCTGACTATGTGAACGGCCTTGTGTTTGTTCTGCAGGGCGCGACATACGGAAATACATCTTGGGTTCAGACAGAAGGCCCCGGCGGAACGCTTGGCTCGACTGCTATGACATGGGCGCAGATTTCTGCGGCTCTTGACTATACGGCTGGACCCGGTATCTCGATTGTCGGTTCGCTGATTTCAAATACGGGCGTTCTTTCGTTTGATGGCGGCACAACGGGTCTTCTCCCGATTAGCGCTGCTACAGGCGCGATTACGCTTTCTGGAACACTTGCTCCGGCCAATGGCGGAACAGGTATTACAGCGCTTGGAACGGGCGTTCAGACGGCTCTTGGAAACGCGACAGACGCGACAGGCGGCTTTGTCACATTTGATGGAGACCTTGGAACGCCGACAAGCGGAACGCTGTCCTTCTGCACCGGCCTGCCGCTGACGACAGGCGTGACGGGCGTTCTTCCGATTGCCAATGGCGGCACTGGAAACAATAACGCGACAGACGCGATTAACGCGCTGCTCCCGACGCAAACCGGAAACAACGGCAAGTTCCTGCAGACGAACGGCGCGAACACGTCGTGGGTTGATAACCCTTACGGCACAGTTACGAGCGTTGGTCTTTCGACTGGAACGCTTGGCCTTTCGGTTACATCTGACACGACGAATCCG